CAACTAACCCAGCTTGGTGTTTATTAGATTATTTAACTAACGCAAGATATGGAAAAGGTTTGTCAGTTAATGAAATGGATTTACAAACATTTTATGACGCATCATTAGTTTGCGAAACACAAGTAACTCCATATTCAGGTGGTTCAGACATAAACATATTTGATATAAATACAGCATTAGATACTTCATCAAGCATTATTGATAACGTAAGAGAATTATTAAAAGGTTGTAGGGGTTATCTTCCTTATACTGGTGGTAAATATCAACTTATCATTGAGACAACTGGTACAGCTTCAATCACATTAACAGAAGATGATATTATAGGTGGCTATAACTTATCTTCTCCTGATAAGAATAACAAATACAATAGAGTTATCGTATCTTATATAAATCCTGATCGTAATTATCAAATAGATGAAGTTCAATTTCCACCAATAGATGACTCAGGACTTCCAAGTGCAGATCAACACGCAACAATGAAATCAGCAGATGGTGGTTATTTATTAGAGGGTAGATTTGATTTTAAAACAATAACAAATCCATATCAAGCTGAGGAGATGGCTGAGATTATTTTAAGAAGATCAAGAGAGTCTTTAACATTAGCAATTAACGTAGCTTTTAATTCTTATGATTTAGCAATAGGAGATATTGTAAATATAACTCATAGTTCATTAGGTTTCTCAGCAAAACCATTTAGAGTTTTATCATTAACATTTAACGAAGATTATTCAGTAGGATTAAATTTAGTTGAACATCAAAATTCACATTATACTTGGGCAAGTAAAACGCAACAAGCAACTATTCCAACAACTAATCTTCCTAATCCATTTGCTATTCAACCACCAGCAAGTGTAACTTTATCTGACCAACTTATTGAATATAATGATGGTACAGTAATCGTTGCATTGGACATAGCATTAACTGCTTCTCCTGATAGTTTCGTTGATTATTACCAAGTAGAATATAAATTAAGTTCAGATACTAATTACATCATATACGCACAAGGTTCAGGATTAAATCATAGAGTATTAAACGTAATCGACCAAGAGACTTATGATGTAAGAGTTAAAGCTGTAAATGCTTTAGGTATTTCATCAACTTATGTATCTGCATCAAGAACAATAATAGGTGCATTAGCTTTACCATCTGATGTTGAGGAATTTGCTTGTAATGTTATAGGACAAGAAGCACACCTTAGTTGGAAATCTATACCTGATCTTGATCTTGCATATTACTCAATTCGTTTTTCAGATGTTTTAAGTGGTGCTGAATGGGCTAATTCAGTTAATTTAATCGAAAAAGTTTCTCGTCCAGCTACTTCAATCGTAGTACCAGCGAGGGTTGGCTCCTATTTAATTAAAGCTGTAGATAAATTAGGAAATCATAGTTTAAATGAAACAGTAATTTCATCTAATATTTCAGGTATTCAAAATTATAATGCAGTTTTAACACAAGATGAACACCCTTTATTTTTAGGAGTAAATTCTTTTGATTCTGCACAAGGTAATTTTGATGATCTTACTGGAGACTTTGATGATGGATTTGAAACAAATTTAGTAGTTTCAGATAATAAATTAAGATTGAATTCTAAATATAACTTTGACGATGGAACAGGAAATTTTGACGACAATACTACAAAATTATTTGATTCTTCTCCATTTGATCAATCTTTAGAATTATCAGGATATTATTATTTTGGAACACCAATAGATATTGGTTCTTCACAAGTTTCTAGATTAACAGCTTCAATTAAACAAACTTCTGATAATGTTGATGTAGTATTTGATTCTGCAACTGGAAATTTTGATGATAAAGCAGGTGCATTTGATGGAGATACTCCTGATTTTACAAGAACAGTATTACAAATATCAACTTCAACTGACAATATAACTTATAGTTCTTATAGAGATTTTACTATTGGAGAATATAATGCAAGATATTTTTTATTTAGAGTCTTATTAGAATCAACAGATGGTTCATCAACTCCTGTCATTGAAGAACTATCAGTTACTATTGATATGGTTGACAGATTGTTTAGTGGAAACGATATTGTATCAGGAACAGGAACTTACACAATTACATTTACAAATCCATATTATTCTCCTAATTATGCTATTGGTGTAACTGCTCAATCTATGGATAGTGGAGATACATTCACTATAACCAACAAAACTGTTAATGGTTTTAATATTGCATTTAAAAATAGTTCTAACGTAGGAGTATCTAAAACATTTGACTTTTTAACAAAAGGACATTAAATATCTAATTATGGCTCAACACGATTTTAATATTGCTAACCAAGGTTTTCCAGCATTTAGGTCTGATTTAAATAATGCTTTGTCTGCAATTAATTCTTCTCAATCAGGAACATCAAGACCAAGTGGTGCAGTAGCAGGTACGATTTGGTTAGATACCACAAACGCAACAACACCAACTTTAAAATTTTATGATGGGGCAGATGATATATCTTTAGCAACTATTGATTATTCTGCAAACACAGTTAATTGGTTAGACTCATCAGTAGTATCAGATTTAGTAAATGACTCCACACCACAACTTGGTGGGCAATTAGATGTTAATGGAAATGCAATAGGAGATGGAACATTAGAATTAATTAAATTTTCTGAAACAGCTAGTGCAGTTAACGAAATTACAGTAACAAATAATAGTACAGGAAACGCACCATCAATCACAGCAACAGGAGATGATACAAATATAGATTTTAGTTTATCAGCAAAAGGTATTGGTAGAGTAACATTAGGTGCTTCTAAAATTCAACAAGTAGCAGAAAAAGTAACTAATTCTGCAACTGCGGCAACTGGAACATTAAACTATGATGTTATAACTCAATCAGTTTTAAATTATACTTCTGATGCAACTGGTAACTGGACTTTAAATGTTAGAGGAGATGCTTCTAATTCTTTAGATTCAATTATGGACACAGGAGAATCTATTACAATAGCACATATAGTTAAACAAGGCGGAACTGCATATTATAATTCAGCTTTTGAAATAGATGGTTCGTCTGTAACTCCTGAATGGCAAGGTGGTTCAGCACCATCTGCTGGTAATGCAAGTTCCCTTGATACTTATACTTATACAATTATAAAAACAGGTTCAGCTACATTTACAGTTTTGGCTTCTCAAACACAATTTGCATAATAGGAGGACATTAAAATAATGCCAATTTTAGGTTCATTCGGAGCAGGTTCCAAAGGTGGATATGGTAGAGGCGGATTACCCAAATACGACATTGAATTTTTAGCTGTAGCTGGTGGAGGCGGTGGCGGAAATGATGTTGGCGGAGGAGGAGGTGCTGGTGGATTATTAAGTAATACTCTTTCAGTTTTTGAAACTGAAACTTATACAATAACTATTGGAGCTGGAGGAACTGGAGGTGGATCTCCTACAACAGGTGGAAACGGAGTAAATAGTGAAATTTCAGGAACAGGAATAGTAACTGTTACCGCAATAGGTGGCGGTGGCGGTGGAAGTTGGCGAGGTAGTAATGGAGCAACAGGAGGTTCTGGCGGTGGAGGCGGAGGATCTTACGATCTTGGTGGTGCTACTGCTGGTAATGGTGGTTCTGGAACTGCTGGACAAGGTAATGCTGGAGGCAATGGAATAGCTGGTGGTTTTGCTGGTAGTAATGGTATAGGCGGAGGTGGTGGAGGAGCAGGTGCTTCTGGTAGTTCACAAAATGGTGGTAATGGTTCATCTGCATATTCTGCTTGGGGTTCAGCAACATCTACTGGCCAAAATTCAGGTGGCACATATTATTATGCAGGAGGAGGTGGTGGTTCTGATGATAGTGGTTCAACAACTGGAACTGCTGGTTTAGGAGGTGGTGGTACCGCTGGTGCTAATGGTACAGCAAATACTGGTGGAGGTGCTTGTGGAGGAGGATCAGTAAATCCTAATGGTGGTTCAGGAATAATTATACTTCGATATTCTGGTTCTCAAAGAGGAACTGGAGGAACAGTTGTTTCCTCTGGTGGTTACACTTATCATACATTTACATCATCAGGAAGTTACACAGCATAGGAGATTTATATGGCACATTTTGCAAAATTAGGAATTGGAAATATAGTTGAACAAGTAATTGTAGTATCTAATGATGTTGCAACAACTGAACAAGCTGGAATAGATTTTTTAAAAGAATTATATAATGAACCTAATGGTATTTGGAAACAAACTTCATACAATGCAACTATCAGAAAAAATTATGCTGGTATTGGTTTTACTTATGACCAAGAAAGAGATGCTTTTATAGCACCTAAACCTTTTAATAGTTGGATATTAAATGAAGATACTTGTCGTTGGGAAGCACCAGTTGCTAAACCTGAAACCTATACACAAAATTTAACAGACGAACAAGGTAATCCAACTAAAGATAGATATTACTGGAATGAAAATAAAGTTAATTGGGAATTAATTTAATTATAGTGTCTAAAATAATCAAATTAAAAAATAACAAAATTAATAAGTTAAATTTAAAAAACACATCTAAAAATTTTATAGGTTTTACTAATATAGCTGACAATCCTGATTTAAAAGGAAAACCAATTTATCTTAATATAAATAATATAATATCAATATTTAGCACTAATAAAAATACAACAATACTTCATAATGGAACAAATAGTTGGGAAGTTTTAGAAACTTTAGATGAAGTAATAAAGAAAATATCATAAAATTATCTATTTTAACTAATCTTTAAAAATGTTATAAATATTAAGCTATGAGGTTACCTCCAAACACCAACCTCGTAGCTACTTATTATGCAATTATCGAAACACTTTAAATTAATAGAATTTGAAAAGTCTATGACAGCTACTCGTTTGGGTATTAAAAACAAAGCTGGAAGTGGCGAAATAAAAAACCTAACTGATTTATGTTATGGTGTTTTAGAACCAACTCGTGCAAAATTTGATAAGCCAATAACAATCACATCAGGTTATAGATCAGAAGAATTATGCGAAGCAATAGGAAGTAAAAAAACTTCACAACATACAAAAGGACAAGCTGTTGATTTTGAAATAGCTGGAGTATCAAATTTAGAAGTAGCACTTTGGATTTCTAATAACTGCGATT